TTCAATAAGATGTTCTAAACCATTTTTATCTCCTAACTGTTCAATATATTTACTCTCATTAAATTTTCCATGTAACTTATAATCGAAATTAAGTTTATTATTTTTGAATGCAAAATCAAGGTACTCTTTAACTTTCATAGAAGTTTTTGCTTCAGTCTCATCTTCATCATTCAGTGACTCATCATCTAAATCTTTAGGTACATAATGATTTTGAAATTCCATAGAAATATGCTTAGCCTCAATTTCATTAAGTATTACACCTTCTTCATACTTAAGCTCAGTCGATTTAATGACATATTTCTGGCCCTTCCAAACTAAATAATTTTCATTAATCAAACTATCAAATATATCCGCGTTAACATTAGTTTTATAAGCAGTGAGAGATATGGATCGCTCATTATTTTGTTCATATTCATATTTAAAGGAACCAAAGTCAAAGTCATTAACAATTTCCGAAAATGTCCCTTCTCTATTCATAAATATTAGATTTTCCAATATTCTCACCTACCTATAGATGTAATTAAATATAAATTCTGTTTTAGGACTATTGGATATATTGTGACCTCTAATTAAAATTTCATTCCAACCCGGCGCTAAAGTAATAAAATCATAATTTGTGTCTTTACCAACTCTTTTATTATTAATATAAGGATGCACTCCTATAATAGAAACCGTATTACGCTTTTTGAGCGGTTTTTTATATTCAAATATATCATTTGTAGTTAGATTAACGATTTCAAATCCATAAGGTGCTGTAAGCGTGCAATTAATATTTAATTTGTGTCTTAATAAAGGGTTAATGGTATCTTTAGAACCGTTAAATATTTTAAAGTAACGAATATTGTGTTTATATTTAACTTCATCACTTCCTATAACACCTTGTTCAAATTGCCAACTTTCATCAGTCCAACTAAATTCAGAAGTATCTTTTAATGATTCTGCATATCCTTTGTAGACGGAATAAGTCACCTCAATAAGTCCAAATTGACTTGTTAAGTTTTCATTACTGACACCCTCTGGTATAACTGCATATTTTTTACCTGGCATATCTGAATGCCATACGAAATAAGGATCTCTCCTATTTATCAATTGACGTAACTTTTCTTTTGCTAATCTATATTCTTTATAATCCATGCCTTTATATGAAAATCTCAGTATCAAATTAAAAGGACCGAAATTCATCGATCCTTGTAAAACGCCATCGCTACCATTAACTTCAATCTGATTAGACTTTCTATCTAAATCCTCTTCTTCAAATTCTAGAAACTTAAGATGAGGAATATCCGTTAGTGTTTCTTCGAAATGATCGTTAAATATTTTTACTTTTTTATTTTCCAATTTATAAACCTCCCTGGCTATAAGCAGCGAGTCTTAACCTTGAACCTTGTGCCTGACTTACATCGCGTTCTGAAAAACCTTTCGGTTGTTTTTCAATAGTTTTATTACTTCGTGCTATTTCCATTAACACGTTTATTTGTTTCTGTTGATTTTCTATCATTTGTAGTAGTAATTCTGCGTTATCAACTGTATTACTAGTAACGCTAGGTGTACGTAATTGATTAGGTCGTTTATTTCTGTTACTTCCACTAATTTTACTTGCAGCAAGATGTAGCAATTTCATCGCATCTGATTGTTTGCTTGGATCTGTAGGGATTACAATTTCTGGATAACCACCCTCAGCAAGTTGATACATTCCTGTGGTATTAATAACCCCGCCTGTAGCATAAGCAAAGTCACCAGCTCGTTTAAATGCACTTCTCCAACTCCCCATAATAGGAACCCACTTACCTACAATGTAACGCATAGCAGATATAGCTTCGTCAGTTGGATTTAAGATGTTTCCGTGTCCTGGTTTAGCATATGCTCTAAAAGATGGTTCAATCATTTGGAACATACCTTTAGAAGGCGTTCCTTTTTGTGCGTTGATGTCCCAGTTATTAACCGCATCTGATTGGAAGTTAGACTCACGTTTGGCAACTCTCATCATTTGTTCGGTAATATAAGACGATTTATAACGTCCACCTAAAATAGATTGTGCTCTTTGAATTGCTCTACGTGCAGCAGCAGAACCGCTACCACCAACGCCTCCACCAGCTTTAGCAGCTTGTTTAGCCCATGTGAGTGGGTTTATACTGTCTGGGTGGTTATTTAAATATCCTTTACCTTTATTGACTTGCCAGTGTAAGTGAGAACCAAATGAGTTACCTGTATCACCTACTAAACCAATAATTTGTCCTTGATGAACTCTATCTCCAGTTTTTACTTTACGTTTAGATTGGTGCATAAATATATGTGTATACTTATGTCCATCCCAAATTTGTGTTTCATTACCACCAGATGGTTGGTTAGGTGAGAACCATGATTGAATAACTTTACCATCTATTGGTGAAGGAATAGGAGTTCCTGTCGCTGCACCATAGTCAATACCAGCATGTCCGTTAGGAGTCCAACCACGTACCCATTGAAATTTACTGTTATTAGCGTATGGATTATATCCTCCACCGCCACTAAATTCTTCCTCAAACCAACCACTAATTAAGTTCTTAGCTGCTTCTTTTAATTTTCCGAACATGCCTTTCATTAAATCGTATGGTAGCGATGCGCTTTTGGCAATTCCGAACGCATCCATATTTACTCCAAATGCTTCAAGCACTTTATTAAGTAACTTGCCAGGTTTTCCAACCCAATCAGCTATATCTCCAATTTTATCTGATAGCCATTTAGTACCTTTTCCTACTGCGACTTTAATTTGAGATAGCTTCTCGCCACCCCACTCTTTAACTTGTTCGGTTTTATCGCCAATATTATCCATAGCGCTATGACTAAGTTTTTTAGCACCATTGAAGAATTTCCCAGCTTCATCACCCATAGCTTCAAGCATATTCTTTTTAGTTCCACTAGCAAATCTAGGAATTGTACCTGTACTAAATTGTCCTTGATTAAGCAAACTATGAGTTTGTGCGCCGTTTAAAATACGAGTACCTTTAGATAAAGGCATGGTTGTATCTTTACCTGGAGTGATAAATGGTTTGCCTTTTGGAGGTATGATTGTTTCGTGTCTGAAACCACTAGGTCCGTTACCACGACCTTTATCGCCTACTGTTGCGAATGTATCACGATTTAACTTACCATTAGTGACAAAACTTTGTGTATGAGTTGATTCCGTACCAGTATGAAGTTTAATGGGTGGAATTGGATCCATGTTCAATTTTTTACCAACCCAGTTGACACCTTTAATGAGTGCATTTAAGCCTTTTTTAACACCTTTAACCATTCCGCCAAAAAGATTCCCAATTTTACCGGTAACTGTTTTGATACCGTCTCTCATTTTATTCATGGTGCCCATAACTTTCGATTTCATGCTATTTACTATAGATACAGTAGTACTTTTAATTCCATTCCATTTCTTGCTCATGAAGCCACCTACAGCATTCATGGTGTTATGAGTACCTTTTTTAAGTGATCCCCAAGCACCTTTGACGCCTGACCATAGAGCTTTCGCTTTATTAACAGTACCTTTTTTAATACTGTTCCATTTAGAACTCATGAAACTGCCAACTGCTTTAAATATGCCAATTGTACCTTTTTTGAGTGCATTCCATGTATTTTTAACTCCAGACCATAATGCTTTTGCTTTGTTCACTACTGAATTTTTTATAGCTGTCCAGATTCTAACTGCTGCATTCTTTACAGCATTAAATATTACAGAAACACCTTTTTTTAATGCGTTAAATACAGATAGAACACCTTTGCGCAAAGCTCGAACAATTCCTAACACGCCATTTTTTAGTGCAGTCCACACTTTAATAGAAAAGCTTTTAATAGCATTAAATATCGTAACTACAATGCGTTTAATAAGGTTGATATTAAATCTTACTTGCGCAACATATGCTTTAATAATTGCTATAACACCGTTCTTTAAGGCGGTCCAGATTTTAATAGCAGCATTTTTCATGCCATTCCATAAAGCTGATAAGACATTTTTTAATGCTTGAATAGGATGTTGAACAGCAAATTTAATAGCGTTCCATATTATTACAGCACTTTTTTTAATCGCGTTCCAAATGGCAATTGTAGAGTTTTTAATTGCGTTCCAAATATTAATAATATAAGGTTTGATAAATCCAAATATGGCTACCGCTGCATTTTTAATAGCATTCCAAGCAGTAATCACACTATTTCTAAACGAGCTATTTGTTTTCCATAAATGAATAAGTCCAGCTACTAATAATCCGATGGCTGTAATAACTATACCGATAGGCCCAGTCATAAATCTTATAGCTAATCCTAAACCTTTAGTTGCTAAAGCTGCACCTTTAGTAACTGCAGTCCAAGCCGTTGTTG